GTCGTCAACAGCATCCCCTAATAATGTTATTTCTGCTCGTAGCTCTTGCAAGAGGCCAACTAATGGGCTGTCCAACGAAGCACCCCCCATAAGAAGGGATTTAATTGCGGTATCTAAATATTCTGCTTTTGCCGCGTCCACATCAAAATCTGGAAATGCCTCTCCCACATTGGAAAAGGCTTTCATTAATTTATTTGTTTCGTTGCGAAGTCTGGCAAATGCATTGTCCGACTCGTCTCCTACGTTTTGGAAGGCATCTAATATTTTTGTAATCGCATCATATTCTTCTTTTACTTTTCCATAGGCTTTGGTATAATCCTCTATATTCTGGAGGACTTTGGCCATGTCAGGGACAGCGATTCCATTCTCCGCATCCTTCTGTAAGTCCACTAGGCGATATTGCGCTCTGGCCAGCCCTTCTTCTAATTCTCGCATCACCGAACCAATCTCATCATAAGACCAGTCTTGCAGTGCCTTATCTAAATTTGCCCACTTATCTGTGACAGCTTGGATAGCTGGGCCTGTTTTTTGTAATAGAAAAAGAGTCTTATTCGATACGGCTAATGGGATATCTACTGGAATGTTTGTTAGGTCCTTAGTTATTGCTTCAATTTCCTTTGCTAATTGCGTGGGGTCCATTTTTTTTAAAATGGGGGTAAACGTAAATTCAATATCCTTTAATAATTTTGCCCCATCTGTAAGCACATCAAGCGAGTCTGCTAATTCCTTCGCAGCCCGTTTAGAATCAATCATTTCCTTAGTCCACAAGGCGATCGCGCTAACCGCCACACTAGCCGCAACAGCAATAGCCCCCCAAGGTGTGGAAGCCATAGCCGCTGTATTTGCTTTGGCTGCGATTGTATTCGCAACCATGGCCGTTGTCAAAAACTTGTATGCCTTAATAGCAAAACCAATTAATGAAACTAATTTTCCTACTATTATCAAAACAGGCCCAGCAGCAGCGGCAATCCCCAACCATAGTATTCTATTTTTTTGTTGTTCTGCGGAAAGCTCTCTCCACCAATCTACAAAAACACGCAATTTCTCTGAAATTGCTATTATTATCGGGGAAAGCGTTTCCTGTAATGTTTGGCCAACTTCTACCAATACAACCTGAATAGCAGCCAATGCTTTATTCCACTTGGCCAAACCGGATTCTGCAAAGACTTCCCATGCTTTAGTAGCCCTTCCAGTAGAGTCCGCCATCTCCTCAAAAATAGCTGCGTTGTCCTCAACGTTATCCCCCATCATATCAAATACCCCTGTTAAGGCTCTGATATTACCAAATATGTCGTTTGCAATTTCTAAACTTCCTAATTCTTCTATTTTTGTACTAAATGTTGTGAGTGCCTTAAACAATCCTTTTTCCGCTATCTCCTTTCGCATAGCTTCTGCCGACCATTTAATTTGTTCAAATGCTTCCCCGGCCTGTTCCGATGGGCCGATTAACTGACTTAATATCTGACGCAACTGTACGGCTGATGTTTCCGCAGATGTTCCTGTTCTGGTCATAGCCGCTATCGCAGCACCCACTTGATCAAAGGAAACCTTTAATTTAGAAGCAACTGGCAAAGCAATACCTACGGATTTGACCAAATCATCGAATTCTACCTTACCAAGTCGAACCGAGTTGACAATTATGTCTAATGCATTTTCAACCGTTAATCCTACCCCTTTATATGCATTCAAAGCAGACGTAGCCAAGTCTGCCACCAGCTTAACTTCCGTTTGTGCTGCGGCAGCAACTTTTGCCGATGCTGACAGCACATCCATTGCTTCCGCTCCACGAATACCAGCAGATGTAATAAAATAAAGTGCTTCTGATAATTCTTTTGGTGTCTTTCCGATTTCCATGGAAAGGTTTAGTACACCTTCTTTCCATTTATCAACTTGTGCTGCCCCAACACCAACCAAAGATGTGATTTTGGTCATATTGGCTTCAAATTGTTTTGCAGCATGAAAAGCCGCACCCCCAGCTAAAACTAAGGGTGCGGTAACATACATAGACAAGGACTTTCCAAAACTCTGCAAACTTTTGCCGACTTTTTGAAACGAGGAAGCCATGCTTCTAGTCGCAGTACCAGTTATTTTATCTACATCTTCTATTTGTAGTTTAGCCTTCTTCAACGCATCTTCAAACTGTTTTGTGTCTAGTCCTAATTGCGCTATCAGTGCCCCTATCTTTTCCTGTGATGCCATGGCGTTCAGTTTTCTTGTTTTGTCTATGTGTCAATCCAACTAAAATACTTTTCATAGCCGCTATGGATTGTTTTGGCTTTTCTTTTTTATCCCATGCAAACGGAAGCAGCTTCGTAGGGTCCATTTGTGTTTTTTTCAAAGACCTCTGAGAAGCATTCCATACATGTGTGGCTATGTACCGGGCAGCCTCCATTTTAGATTTGTATTCCTCCTTTTCCATCTGTGCCTTAAATGCCATTGATGTGTAAAATTCAGAGGGGGTCATTTCATAAAATTCAGAGGGGGTTACTCCTAATCGCGCCACGGCTGTTCCACATACTTGCGTGTATATGTCCACATGGGAATTTAGTTTTTTGCTTCCTGTTCTGCCCCCTGCGTTTGTGATGGCACATCTGCATCAATTTGCTCTTTCAACGCAGCAATCTCTTCTTTTGTTTTTCCGCTCATGTCCCCAAACATAGCTGGCATTGCTTTTAAGAAGTTAAGGTAGATTTCATCAAACAAATCCTCGTGCTCATCTGTTCCGTACTCAAACGCAAATTCTGTTTTTTCCGTCCTTGCCCCTTTTTTAGCAGCAACATAAAACAAATATTCCAGATCAGAAATAGGCAAATCCCCAAGAGTGCTTTCCCCACTAAACAAGTGCCTGCCTGTTTTTTCTTCAAATCTTTTTAAACCAGTAATAGTTAATCTTACTGGAATGTCTCCAAATGTTTCTGTTTTTAAAATAGTTACCATGATTATTTACTTTTAATGTTAAAAAATATCTTGATTAGATAATAAAAAATTAAGTCCTTATAGGGCTATTCTATTACCGCAGACGTGTCAACTTTTCCACTTATCTGGATGGTAACATCACAAGTAATCTTATCCCCAATAGGAATACTTACAGGTAATTCTGTTACTAATCCACTAAAAGAAAAGATTGTGTCATCTGCATCTGGCAGGGCAATAGAATAGGTTTGCAATGCATCCGATTCAAAGTCCAAATTCAAAATGTCATAATTTTCCCTAGTAAAATTCATGTTCAACGTAACCGTTCCCGGTTCCCGTAAACCACCAATGTACTGCCGGTAGCCGTCCAGATCTTCCAATCGGGTTACTTCGATAGTCTCCCGTGATTTGCCCGGCCCTTCAATAGAGTTTATCTCCCCTAGTGGGGTAGAATTTCTACTAAAAATCGTGCCTTGGCCTGTGATTGCTTCGCTTAATGCCATAATCTACAATTTTTAAATTAAACAATTATTATCAAATTAACGCCTTTGCGCTTCCATGCTAAATATAACATAAATCCTGTTATTTTCATCCCAATCTAAAACATTTGGTGTCATATTAGTTCGTATCAGCGTGTAAAACATGCCCCCCTGCTCTATATTAGTTAACCCTTGTAATTTTTCTAAAATGTCCTGAGCCTTTCCCATTGCACCTAAATAATTATTTGCCCGGACAATAAATTGCACCCCATCCCTCATATATTGTTGAGCAGTCATAGTTAAATCAGGAACAGCCCCGGCAATATCAAAAATACAAGTACATTCGTTAGGCTGTTCTGGCATACGACCGATAAACAAATTCTGTCCAAAGGAATAGCCCAATCCTTTGGTTAGAAGTATGTCTTTTATGTCAATGGCTACTGCGTTCATGCTTTTGCGTTTTGTCGTAGAATCTTTAGGATTTTACTTTGGTTATTTTTTACATGGTTTAGGAAAAAGTTTGGCCCAGAACCCGGACGACCCCAGTTTATATCTTTTCCAGTTTTTTCATGGACGGCTATTGCATAATTAGCAGAAAACCCAAATATCATGAAAGGGATTGTGGATGCCCCCACGACTGATTGCATTGTGGAAACAGTCGCATTTTGATCTTGTTTGTGTCGTGCTGTTACACGATTATCCGGGGAAAAGCCACTACTTTTATTTATCACAGAACCATCCGCATCTTTTATAGTTGTAAAGTAAGAAGACCGCAAATTTCCTGTATCTAACGGGGTTATGGGGGATGTCTTCTCTGTTTGTTCTTGAAAAAATATCGACACACGTATAAATCCAGTTGTGGTCAGCTTCTTTTTGATAGTGCTCGCTTTTTTATTAAGATTGTCCATAACCTTTTCAATCCCTTTTATCTTAAACCTTTTCATAAAAATGCGGTTTTTACAAATATGGTAGTAGAATAAATCATTGGCACTTTGGTAAACCTTTTTATTTCTGAGGCAGAAAATACATTTTTTGGATTTGGTTCGTTGTTAATTTCTTGCAATGTTCCTAAATACAAAAAATCTTTTCGTTTTACTTCCCCAGCAGAATCTGGAATCATCACTTTTGCTTTAGAAACAAATTCTAAACCATTTGAATCCTTTGCTATTGTTTGTTCTTCTTCCCACCGCACTTTAATAGCAACAGGGGCAAAAAATATCTCCCCCCCTCCAAAACCATCAGTTGTTCCAGTATAAGACCAAAGAACGGCAGGTTGCACACAAACCTTTTCTATAAATGAAGTAATAGCCATAAGTTATTCCCCTTCTTTTACTGCAAAAAACCGCATTAACCTTGTACCCGACATAATTTCCAACGTACCAGAATAATCCAACATTAAAGCGTGTTGTCCGTAGGTTGTTCCCTTTAGACCAGTATAAGTCAATCCGCTATATTTTACATACGCTGTTCCTGCCCCTTCCTCCCTCGCTTGTCTGTCTCTGGTACTTGCTATTAAGTGGGCGGTTACCCAGCATTCAATCTCCTTTAAAATGGTGATACTTATGCCTTTGTTGTCTAACAACGTTAATAAGGCTGCGGCACTGTCAATGTACCGCTGCATTTGTCCTTCTGTAATGGACGTTTCTATGATATTGCGAACCTCTATGTCTGTGATACGTGCCATATTTTATTTTTTACGGGATTTCCAAAATTTAGGATCTATTTGTGAAACAATTTCTGCTTTCCATGGAATGTCTAACCACCTAAGCAATTCATAAATATGAGCGTAATTACCATTCACCATTTCATGTGGCCAAATTGTTTTGCAATTCATTCCACTTAAAATCATTTCCGGATATTTGGTTTCGTACTGTTGCATTAACTCTGCCCATTCCTCTTCTGTGTCACATTGCGTCATGTATTTTGTTTTCATGCAAGAGGGGACAATATCCTCTATGCTTCTGCGAACAATAATTACTTTTGCTTCTGGGTAGCTATATTTCCAAATAGGCCACAAAGTAGAAATATCTGCGTGTTTGAACGCCCATCGTTTATCTTTGTATCCTTGTTTTAGCATAAGTTGTGATACTTTGCTTTCCCAATCCTGTGGAATGCTCAACGCACTTTTTTTAGAAGCCGGGGATATGTCGTGTGCTTGTTGATAGGCTTCCGTTAATTCAGAAAGTTTTTCATTCTCTAACATTTTGTTAGTTTCCCCAAAGAAAATACCACTGATTTGTAATATCTGGGCAATGAGCGTTTTCCCACTTCTAGGGCATCCAGTTATTAGGATGGGTTGTCGTTGTTTGGTAGATTCCATAGTGGTTTTTTAAAAATAGTCTTTTGCTTTTACTTTGGGAAAATATGGGATTGTGCTGATACTACTTGCGTTTAATATTTCAATGTCCCGGTCTTTCATATTCTGTATAATGTGTGGGATGGCTTTTAAATGACTTCTGAAAGAAAGTTCAGCAGACCCCCCTTTGCTTTCCTTTGTCCCTACGCCATGAATATGGGATCCTATTTGTGCGCTGGCCATATCAAACCCTAATAAAATAACCCGCTTTGCCCCAAAATGGTAGGCCAAATCAATTGCACTTAGCCCGGTATTCCTATTAAAACAAACAGCGTTTTTGGTTTCGCAAAGCCCCATTTCTTTTTTATCACGCTCTATGTATTTTATGCCTTTGTGCAATTTCCTAAATTTTATGTTGTTTGTTATGCGCAATCCTTTATAAGATAAAATTTGCTTTTTGTTTTCCTCCCCAGACCACATTTCGTTATCTGAAAAATAAAAAACGTCCAACCAGTTTCCTAATTGGTACATGTGATTTATTGCGATTGTGTGTTTGTTGTGTATTGGTGCAAAATAAGGACTATATGCAGATATAGGAAGATCCCCACTAATAACCTGTCTGGCTAATTCGATGGGAATCCCAAATTCATCTAAGATGGAAGTACCGGAACCGATTATCCAAACGGTCCCGCCTTTCCACATTTTAGGTATAGTCCAAGCCATTATTCTTCTTCTTCTTGCTCGTCCTCAAAACTCGCATTCAATTCTTCTGCCAATTTGCTGGCTTCTTCTTTTGTCAGGTTTTTTTCTGACATTTTTTTATTTTCAGAATCAAATACATTGTGCCCTTTGCCGGAAACTTTATTTACAGAAAATTCCTCGTCTGTTCCTTCTGTGTTATCATTTGCTGTTGAAAGCAAAGTCAAATTATTTAAAAATGCGGCTGGGATGTCGGCTTTCTCTTCATAGAAGCGATCCCCCTTTTTAATAGCCCTGCCATCTTTTAGGTACAAAGTGCCCCCACCCGTTTTTAACCACAAGGATCCTTGTGGATTAGTGGTATCCTTTTTTACTTTAGTAGTACGTCCCATAATACATAAATTTTTAATATTGCATGATTAGCAAATAAGTTAATTAGGCCACGTGGAATACACCACAGTTACCATTATAATCAGAACGAATCTGAGGAACCTGAATTGACATCACTTTGTAGTGGGTAGTCATGCCACCTTCGGAAGACCATTCAACGTTTTGCATAGGCATTCCTTGTACTAAACGAACAACATCTGAACGAAACTCAACAAATAAAGCATTATTTGCTTGTAGGGAATCAACAACAGTAATACCACGGATGTTTGAAATCTTCATAATACGTTCACGAATGGTCATATTAGAATTTCCAGAAACATTATAATCTTCATCCAACACAGTTTCCCATGCAGTAGGAATGTAGATTTGGAATGGGCCATAACGATTGTTTGCAATTGCTTTTTGTTTCCAAGCAAGAACATCACCAACAATGGTTTCAGGTGTTTTGGCAGGATCATCCCAAGCAACAGCCAAAGTAACTTCATTCCTGTCTGGGTGATTTACATAACTGTAAATTTTGCCACCACCGAAAGAATACTGTTGATCTTTGAATAACATGTTCTCTAATTGAACAGTCACTTTCCTTGCGGCTCTTTCCGCAAGAGTTGTATCCAACGGAGCGCCTTTGCTTCGAGAAGCAGCCAAAACCCTTGCATTCAAATCATAATCCGCATGGATAATGGGCAAAGGTAAATAACTGGTTGAATACTGTGGGCGATCCCCTTTTGCACGGTGAACACCATCCATACTCAATTCTGCTTCAAGAGCATCACTGATTTCCTGACTTTCCAATACAGTTGTTCCCAATGCATTTGGAATGTTATAAGTCAGGCCGGCAGCGATAAGATCCTGAACGCCTTGTAAACGTTGCTCGGCAATACCCATAACAGCCGTATCCAACAACTTCCACTCGTCTTTCAACAAAGTAGCCGCATTGACTTGGATTACTTTTGAGTTCTTTGGATCCACTGGATCGCCTTGTCCGCTATACACGGAAATGTACGATTTTCCATCGGCCGCGCGCATAGGGCGCAACATGCCAGCATCCATACTGCCGTTATTCAGCAGTCTTTGTGCTACGGAACCTGAACCAGTCCCGCCATTCACATTAATAAAATCTAATTCTTTAGGCATTTTCTTTTTTTTTAAAATTAAACAATACGCGCCATGATTCGTCCATCTTCCGTGACACCAGTGCCACTAAGATCAACAGCTTCTACTGCAATAGCAACAACAGCATTGGCGCCAGCCGCTACTAATTTGCCACCTGCGCCAATAGTCAACGCATCCCCAATGGCGATGTCTTGTCCATCGGTCAAGACGCCATAAACAACATCACCTCTTTGAGGAATCCAGCACTGAACCATGTCACCAATAGCATAAACATCAGCAATAGTTTTTCCTTGGAATTCATCCTCATTGGCAACCATTACGCCGCTATCGGCGGTAGCGACAGCCGCCACGGTACCAGTACTTGTTACACCAACAAACATTCCGGGTGTAATCGCGCCACTTGCCTCATGTTCTTCAACAACGTGCAAATAGTCTTTTAACTTAATCGTGTTTCTAGCCATTTTATTTTAATTTAAAAGGATTAATTATTTTTTTGATGCATACGCTTGCATCGGAGGAAGGAATAAATCTTCTTGTGCATCCTCTGCACTTTGATTTGTACTAAATACACCACCTGCACCAAGTCCAGAATAATCAGACGCATCTGGTTTAGCTGTGGTAGAAGGAATATAGGACTTTGCCATCTTACTCAGCAAAGAAAAGTCCATTGCCTCTAATTCCTCTTTGGTAAATGCTCCGTTAGAATTAGCAAGTACAGAAGCAGTAAAATCTTCCTTTTGTTTGCTAAATACAGATAAGCCTGTTTCATACGCCTCTTTTTCTTCTTTTGACAGAAGCGAAAGAATTGTATCTTTGTCCGCTTTGTTTGCTTTTAGAAAATCAATAGCTGTATTGACATCTAAAACTGCCGGAACTTCCACAGTCTTTTCAATTGTAGTCGCATTTGGTTCTAGTTTGGAAAGTGCTTCCAAACTTAATGTGGTTAACCAAGTGCGATCGCAAGTTGTAAAACGCCCATTGGCGTTAATTAATGCGTCCACTTTTTTTGTCACTTCTTCCATTGTGTTGGTTTTAGAATTGTTATTAAATTTAGTGCGCTGCATTTGCAGAGTTTCATACGTGATATTTTTTCTCACTTCTACCGGATCCCCATTTAAAATAATGGTATCCTGTGCATCAATTCCGTAAAATTGACGATAAAGGGTTGTCGTATTGCCGTTTCTATTTCGAATACGATACACAAAATGATCCTGATATACGTCCTCTATATAAAAAACACGTACATCATTGTCCATCGCATTTACTAACTCATACAACTTTTGCATAACCCCATCAAAAGCCAATTGATTAACAATAGGTACAATAGCATCCCCTTTTTTGTTTATGGCTTTGTACACCTCGAGATTGTCTTTCATCTTTTCATTTTTAGTTTGTTTTTCGTTAATATTAGAATTTACTCTTATCCCACAACCATCATTCCAATCGCAAGCCCCTTGCATTCCAGGAAGCAGTGCAAGGTGGTCTGCTACTAAAATATGTGCTATGCCTATGTACTCTTCATCATTCCAAACACCTACCTCTTCTGTCGCTTCCACAAAGGAACCAATGGATACATCCATGGGTTCATTATTTATAATAGAACTAAGTGCTTCGGCAGAAACATTTGATAGCTGGGTTTCCCCTAACCATGCTTCTGCCTTTAATTTAGTCCCCTCCATGTGAGCATTTCTGATTATGCCGACATGCTTACCTAGTTGGTCGGGGCTATTTGCACTAATGTAAGTTCCATCCGGCGATTGCGGATGGTATATGACGATAGGAATATTCTCCCATAAAGACGCACATAGTTCTAATTCAGCTTGTTCATACAATACAGGTCCACCAGAACCAGAATGAACCCCTTCCACCATCATTACAACAGGAACAACCAGATAGGTTACGCCTTCATGTGTTTCCATCCTATAAGAATAGGTTGTTTCTTGTATTGTATTAATTACTAGCATAACTTTATTTAGTTTCGTATGGTAAAACCATGCATCTGCATTGTGGGTGTACTGGAATTATGCCTTCCGCTTCATCTAATGTGTATTTGTTTCCCTGCATACTATCGCAAATTGAACACACCCGTTTATCCCCGGCTGTTCTAAATTCTGCCATTACATACACGCCATGCAACCCCCAATTTCTATATTCTTGTATCATACCCCTATGATGTGCGCGAATAATTTCAGTACGTGCCATTATTTGCGCTCTTCGTTTAGCCGGGACAAACCTACCCAAACTATCCGTCAGTGATAAATCACCTACATCCGCAATCACTTTTACAAGTTTACTGGCTATTAATTTTGGATTATCCCCATCCATAAGCCCTTGGGCAAGTGTTCTGCTTATAAGAGTTGACATTTGACTGGTTATTCCTTTTAATTCCTCAAATGTGCGTATGTATAAGATTCCAACTCTGTCCATGTGAAAGGGTGTGCCCATACTGGCTCTGATTCCGCCTGTGTCCTCCATACTAGGGATGTCCATGCCTGATTTTCTCATTTCACTTCTAGCCCGAATAACACCTCTTTTATAAGAATCTTCCACATATAAGTCCGTCCATTGTGGATGGATGGATTGCCCTAATCCACGTGCTTGTAATACTGTCAATAACTCAGCCCCAATCAATTCATCCAACCAACGCATAAATTCTTCAATTTTTCGATCATTGGTTGGAAAATCAAATTGCCTGTTCATTAATTGCTGCACAGTCAATTGTTTTAATGCCAATACATCCAAATCAACAATAGCGTGTTTAACAGCGGAGGCCACTTTATTAAACCTTGTATTCATTTGCTGGGCAAATAAATTGCGCAGTGTGGTTGTCCTAGTAGGATCCACACGATATTCCGCATTGTTCACAAGTAATACATCTGGTTGATATGTTTGGCAAATCTCACACATTCCCTATTGTTTTTTTTAATTGTAACTTTTCAAATATACGAGTATTATCGTTTACTTCAAATTTTTCAACACTTGTTCCTATATTTATTTATTTTTGTGTTGGTGCTTGTGCATCATCATTGTCATCACCCTCGTCTAAATAACTAAAATCTAATTCCACTAATCCTTGCTCTTTTCGCATTTTATTAACCAAGGCAACTTGTTCCGTGGTCAATCCTAAAAAGAACTCAATGAATACATCTGGTGGAATTACTTCTATGCCCATTGGATTTTGCAAATATGACTGGATCGCAGCGGATCTGGTTTTTCCTGTTTCCGCACGTTCCTTTTCTGATGGGGCAAATAAATCACTCCACTTGATCATATAATCCTCTGTTTGTGGGGTTGGTAAAATGCCATAATGTATCATAGCATCTACAAATGGGCGGATGATGTGTACTTCTATTTGTTCTGTCCGTCTGTCCTGAATAGTAGTTTTCCACAAATTAGCATCCTGACCAGAAGCAAGCTCCCCTTGTTCACTACCCATTAAAATTCGCTGTGGGATTCCTGTTTCTGCGGAAATCATTTGGATTTGAATGTTTAAATGATTTGTGGGGTCTGATATTTGCGGTGCCAAACTTTTTAGTTCGATCCCCTCTTGGATGAAGAATCTGCGCAAATTGTGTTCGTACTCCGAAATGTCATCCTGCATTTTCTTTTCAGTATCAGGCCCCATAGTGTACTCTGGATCAACTTTTCCTTGGAATCCCGGACGTGCACCACGCCAATACATTTCAGCAGAACCCCCGACAAGTTTTTCGATGTCCATTAATCTATTAAACACACATTCCATTACAGGGGAACCTTGTGTTTCATCTTCCAACAAATCCCAAGAAACATGCAGCGCCCTTGTATAATGAACAAGTAAGGTTTGACTGGAATTTGCTCCTGTTATTCCTTTCACGTTGATTGAATAAGTTTTAGGCATTCCAAATCTAGGTGACTTCGTATCATCCTCCCACGCTTGAACTTGTGCATTCCCCTCTCCTATTGGCTTAATGTAGTTTACTGTGAGGCTACCCCCCTTTTTAACGGGTTTGGCAAAATCCTCCCTATTCCCGGTGTCGGAATAGCCGATTAAAAGTACACCGTAGTGTCCCAAACAAGTTAAGCGGTCTAATCTGGAAAAACCAGCCTTTAATTTTAACCGCTTCTCCATGCGATCCCATTCTTTTTCAAATGCAGTGTCTTTCGCATGGCCATACTCGGATACTTGTATTTGTCCTGCCCATGTAGCCTGAACTGGTCTTTTGATGATTGCTTTTGCGATATCCTGTCGCTTATACCGTGCTAAGAAATCAAAATACCCCACTTCTTTAGGATATCCTAATGTTTGATATAAGTCCCTTTGATTGTCAAAAGACATCCCCATCAGGTTTGCCAAAGCATTTCTGGCAACTAAAGTGGATTCGTTCACTTGCATTTCTGGTTGTTTCGTTCTTTTCATGTTAATAGGATTTAACTATTCTTTTCGATGTTAATTTAGCAAATGCACCAGAACCAGCATCAACCTGATCCTTGTATGTACTAAATGGAAAATATTTGTACTCTTCAATAAACGCATGATTCCAATCCCCTCGCAACATAGATACGTTGCCTTCATTTACTTGAACTGAAAATGGATCTGCTCGAAATATCTTATCTCCTTGTGGCCTATCTTTGCGTATGACAAACCCAGCTAAATTCTTTACAGTAGATTCCGCAGATTCTTTTCCACCTGAGCCGGGTTCCTGCTCTATCCACGTAACTAAATTTGGTTCGTCTATTTGGACAGTTCTTTTGATTTGCCGTTCCCTTACATTGGTTCCCCATTGTCCCCGGCGCACATCCATAATTAAATAAGTCCCATCCAATAATCTGGCCATCTTTACGCCCGCACTGAATGCCCCACCATCCTGCGTGCCTGCTTTATCCCAATAACGAACAATGGAAATGATGTGTTTTTCAGGAGGCATTTTATCCACGATTTGTAGTTTGTCCACTTGAAACATTCCACCACCCGGAGGCGTAGGAATCTGCCCAATCTGTCCAGCATATCCATACTGCCCTAAATCTGCACGTAAATCATCCATAACTGACCAAGGCATTCTCTTTGGGTCTAATAAATCATCAATGTAACGTTCTGCCAAATCAGGCGGATAGACTTGTTCTCTGTGATTGCGAATCTCCCCCGGAAGACACAAATGCTTTACACGCCTCTTTTTATTCTTTAAAATAGCCCCAGTAGGATCGTTCTGATGCAATCTTTGCATAATCATAATAGTGGTCGCAGTCAATTTATTTGCCTTTCTAGTGGACAACGTTTGGGATACCCAATGATTGGCATTATTCAACTCCTTTTCAGACAACGCCTGATTTGGATTAATCGGGTCATCCACTATTAATATATGCCCGTGGAATCCTGTTAGCGTACCACCTACTGAAGTGGAAAATCTATTCCCTCCCTGATGTACTTTTGGAATGCTACTATTTGGCTTCCATTCCTTTTTGATAATCTTAAAGTTTCCTTTCTGATCTTTGTCTGTGCGAATTTCAATTTCTGGATATATTTTCTTGAACTTCTGACATCTCATAATATCCCTACTATATTCTGCCGATTCCAAGGAAAGGGTTTCCCCATAAGAAGCTGTAATGAATTTCATCCAATACCACTGCGTCCAGCACCAAATAGGGAAGAAGATGGATGTGATTGCTGTCTTGGACGTTCCCGGAGGAACATTGGCAATGAAATCATAGTCCCTATCCTCTTCTGCGGCTACTCGTTTGGCAATTAATTCTAGTTCTTGGCAAAGCAATTCGATGTGCCAGTTCCCTACAAAAGTATCGTTGCTGTATTCCGACCACAATTCTTGCACGAACCTATACAAAGACCTATTGCATACCTCCCTGAGAATATAGACCGGATTCCGCAAAGAAAACAGCATGATTTCCTTTCTAGTAGGCTTCGTCCGAACTGGCTTGTCTATGAGTGCATCTACATCCATTAGGTGTCCAGATTAAAGTCCCGCAGTCCAATCTTTTCCAAAAGCGCTAATTCTGGCGAAGTAAGCTCTTTTAGATTTTCATGCTTGACTGCATTCACGTTCACGTTCACGTTCTGATCCAACTTCCAGACATCCGCCCACTTATCAGCTTGTCTGTTCTTCAACCAGAAAATAGCAGCAGTAGTTTCAGGATGGGCAAATTTCTTTACTGTATTCACCATTACTTGTCCATGGGAAACATTTACGATGTCTTCCTCATAAGTATAACCAGTCGCTTTTTTATAAAGTGCTGCCGCAACCTTACTATCCGCTTCCTGCCGCCCTAATCTAATTGCTTTGGTAAACCTAGGATGCTTCCTGATCCACAACTCAATAGTCCCCAAGGATACGCCAAATGCAATCGCAAGGTCTGCATTGGTCAAACCAAGAAGACATAATTGATATGCACGTTTGGGATGATTATCCTTCCAACCATTCCTCAAGTTCGTTTCTTGTTTCATTTTCTGTTTTTTATAAATATCAATATCATAAAGATAGTGATTATCAAAGTTTCCGCAAAAAAAAAGAAAAAACAGGAAAAACAGGCGACAATAGCATCACGCAATGAATACAATGGGAATGTAATGATTTTAAATTAGTGTGCATATATATAACCAAGGACATATACAAGTTTGCTTTTTATGACCAAAAAAAATTATAAAATTTTATAATGTGATATTTTTGAGCAAAATAAATAATCTAATGCTCGAGCGTCACACCCCCTTATTACATTTTAACATCTGCTAACATATAGGGGGGTTCATATATGTACATAGTTGTATATGTTAGCAGATGTTAATTTGTGGCGTTTGGGGTTTTTTGGGGTTTTTCGCTTTGGCTCCTGCTTTGTTTTCGCTTTGGCTAATGGTATGGCACCCGCTATATATATAGGCGCCATTTGTTTTCGCTTTGGCTCCTGCTTTGTTTCTGGCATACGCTATATATATATAGGCGCCATTTGTTTTCGCTTTCGCTTTGGTTTTGGCATACTATATATATAGGCGTGTGTTACTATATATATAGGCGTGTGTTACTATATGGTATATACCATATATATATATATACCCGCATACCCGCAATATATATATGCTATTTGTTTTCGCTTTCGCTCCTGGTTTGTTTCTGCTTTCGCTTTGGCTCCTGGTTTGTTTCTGTTTTCGCTTTGTTTCTGCTT